TGGATTTAGCAACAAACACATATATTGAATTAATTAAACAAGAACTTGCACCATATTTTCCTGAAGAAATTATATCAGACAAAGCAACTCTTTTAAAATTTATTAATCAATATTACCGAGCAAAAGGTACTCCTCAATCCGTTAAGTTTCTATTTCGAATTTTTTATAATGAAGATATTGAAATTTATTATCCTAAAGAAGAAATATTAATTGCTTCGGACGGTAAATGGGTTTTACCATTGTCTTTGCGTGTTGATACCAGCGATAATAATATTTTTAATTTGGTTGGCGTAAAAGTTACTGGAGATTTATCAAAGTCTACAGCAATTGTCGAAAGTGTCACAAGATCAATTGATCGACAATTAGGTATTCAATATGTTGAAATGTTTGTTTCAAATGTTAAGAAACTATTTCAAACGGGAGAAACAATTTCTGCCACATATATTTCCAATGGAACGCCAATTTCAGTAAGTGGTCGTTTGATTGGATCATTGTCTGAAATTAAAATTAATCCTGAATTTAGAGGTTTATTTTATAATGCATATGATCCAACAATAGGTTATGATGGTGATCCGGTTTCAATTGTTGGAGGACTAAATCCAACTCCACCAGTCAATCAAACACCTGTTGGTGCTATTGCTACTGTAGGATCAGTTACAAAAGGATCGATCATTCAAGTGGCTGTTAATGATGGAGGGTTTGGATTCCGATCACCAGACATTGTAAATAGTTCATTAATTGATTTTGTTGGTGGTTTTAAAGATTCGGTTTTAGGTCAAGAATCTAAAGCAACTATTTCTCTTGTAGATACAAATACACAAAGACTAGTCAATGTAAGCAATGTTGCAATTGAGACCATTCATACTTTAACATTAGATGGTGCAGCAAATACCGCAAATATTGAAAATTGCCAAATTAGTTTTATTACTACAACCCAAACACTAAATGTATTCCCAATTTCTTATGTTACAACAGATGGATCTGGTGGTGGTTATAAGTCTTTACCTTTAGCTAAATTTTATAGTTATTATTTGGAAGACATAGCTGACTCACTAATTATTTCATCTACATCCTTATTAAAAGGAACAAAAACTATAAATGATAGTTCGCAAAATTTAACCGTTTCTTTTGAAGCTGGTGATACAGTTCGTTTAAATTCTCCTAATAAATTTGAAGAAATTAGGAATATAGAATCAGTAACAACAAATACAATCACATTAGAAGGTGATAATTTTGAAAATGATGTTGGTGCTGTAGATGTTTATAAAATATTTAGAAGGCCAATTAATGAAGTTGGTTCTTTAGGCAGAATTCGAATCACTAATGGTGGATCAAATTACAATGTTGGTGAATACTTGGTGTTCACAGGATCTTCTGGCTATGGTGCAAATGCCTCAATTACGCAACTTCATGCTGGAAATAATGGCATCAAAACCGTCACATTTAATGACAATGGTTCTTTAATTAAAGGTGGTGAAGGTTATTCACAAACAAATTTACCAACGATTACTGTTAATACAGCAAGTGGTTCAAATGCAGTTCTTTCTGTAACTGAAATTTTAGGTGAAGGTGTTGATGTTAGTTTATTTACAACAAAAATTGGATCTATTTCATCTCTCAGAATTTCTAGTTTTGGTTATGACTATGTTAGCGCTCCAACAATATCTTTAAGAAATGCGGATTTGACCGTATCAAATGTTACTTCAGGACAATTATTTGTTTCCAATACTATAATTTATCAAGGAAATTCAAGTAGTAATGCCACATTTACAGCTTTTGTTGAGAAATTTACTCCCTCAAGTGGACTTTTGCGTATCTTTAATTATAAAGGCACTCTTAATAATCAAATACAGATTTCATCGGCCGATAATGCCGTAAAAGCAAATGTTAATTCTGTATTATATTATGGAGATGGCAAAGCAAAAGCAACTGCCAGATTTGAAAATGGTTTGATTCGTTATCCTGGAATTTATTTGAATACGGATGGCCAACCTAGTTCCGACAAAAAAATACAAGATGGTACAAAATACCACAATTTCTCATATCAAATTCAAACGGAAAATGATTACAACAAATTTAAGAAATCATTGAATGAAATTGTACATCCATTAGGAACCAAAACATTTGTTAACCGAATAAATTCTCATACTGAGGATGTAGCAAATACATCACTAACCACAATCAACATTATTAAAACCGAACTTGCAAATACCTTCAACATTCGAAGTGGTTCGAACAATATGGTTGCTACAGGAGCGTCACCTAATCTTGCAAATACCGTAAATGTTGGTGATATGGTTATTCTTACAACCTTATCTAAACGAGTTAATGGTACAGTAAATGTGGCGTCCACATCAAATGTGGTTACAGGTAACTTAACAACCTTCATTAATGATGTACAAGATGGTGATACCATTTTTATTTCAAGTGGAAATACTGAAACTGTAACCTATGTTACAAACACCACCAGTTTGATGACACAAAATACTATCAATGTTACTGCAAATAACCAAACAATCAATGTGGTATTTGACGATATAAGAACCGTTACATTTGTTAATGCCAATACCATTTTGGTTTCTGGATCATTTACAACTACCGCAAACTTAGTCACCACAATCCTTCAAAAAGTTGAATAAATAGAACTATGGCTTCCTTACTGACTTTCCAATTTTCCACACTATTGGCACAAAGCATCTATGATTTACTAGATGTGAGTGCAAATTCATACCTTCCAGCAAATAGAAAATCTTACATGTTTGTGTCTTTGGGAAAAGAAACTGTTTGGAATACTGGTACTGAAATTGCTCCAACACCAGGTCAAGCTATTAGAGATTTGAATACCTATTATGATCGTGGAATGGTTGCAAAAAGAATATCACAAGAAAATGCATCTTTTGTTGTACCTAGAGTAAATTGGACAACAGGTACAGTTTATAGATTTGCTGGTTGTACAGTATGTCCAGCTGGTACAAATTTTTATGTTTTAAACTCTAAAGATCAAGTTTTTAAATGTTTATGGAATAACAATGCAGCTGCATCGACTAGTGAACCACAATTATCTTTATCTTCTACATCTTTAGAAGAACCTTTCTTTTTAACTGCTGATGGTTATAAGTGGAAATATATGTACACTTTAACTGCTCAACAAAAACAAAAGTTCTTAACAAATGATTATTTACCTGTTTTATACAATCGATTTGTTAGAGCGGCTGCTGTAAATAGAAGTATAGATATAGTACGAGTTACAAATACTGGAAATAATTATACTGATGGTTCATCGCAAGACATAATCACAATTACAGGTGATGGTACTGGAGCAATTTTAAAAGCCAATGTGGCCAATGGTAAAATTGCAGGTGTTACGATTCAGAATAGAGGTTCGGATTACACCAAAGCAAATTTGACTTTTAGAGATGTTGCTGGTGGTATTGGAACCTCAGCTGCGGCTGAAGTTATTCTTTCACCACAAAACGGACACGGCTACGATCCAGTAGAAGAACTTTATGCCAACACCATCATATTTAATGTTGATTTTGATGGTAGTGAATCTGGTGTTTTTCCTACAGAAAACGAATATCGTGAAGTTGTAATTATAAAAAATCCATATGAATATGGAACAACAACTTTAGCATCAGATGAATTGTATACTTTATATACAAAAATTAAAACTTCAGCTGGTGTAGGCAATTATAATAATGATGAAATAGTTTTTCAAGGTGTTGATTATGCATCATCAACGTTTAGTGCAGAAGTAATTTCATTTGATGAAACCAATAATTTACTTTATGTTAATAATGTAAATGGTACATTGGCCACAAATGAACCTATTAAAGGACAATCGAGTGGCTCTATCCGAGTAGCCATAAATAAAACTGATCCATCACTAGAATTATATTCGGGTAAAATTTTATATGTTTCAGATAAAACACCTATTACAAGAGATGCAGACCAAATAGATAGAATACGATTCATTTTAAGTTTCTAGAGGAATAAATGACTACTTTTTTTAATTACGATCCATACTATGATGATTTTGACGAAGATAAGAATTACATGCGAGTTCTTTTCAGGCCTGGATATTCTGTTCAAGCCCGTGAATTAACTCAATTACAAACAATCTTATCAAGCCAAATTGAAAAATTTGGCAACCACATTTTCAAAAGTGGTAGTCCAATTGTTGGTGGTAAAATCTCTTTAGATGATCGTGCCTTTTACTTAATATTAAATACTCAATATAATAATGAAGATATTGATGTTACTCAATTTACCGATAAGACTATTATAAGTTACAATTCTGGTAAAAATGTTCGTGCTAAAGTAATTGCAATTGATGATAGTACAACAAATCCAATTTTAATTTTAAAGTATTTAAGTTCAGATACATTTTCTGAAAATGATGAAATCAAAATTTTTGGGCAAAATATATTTGCTCAAGCAAAAGATACTTCAGCCGTAGGACGATCCTATGTTGCTAGTATTCAGGAAGGTGTTTATTACTTTAAAGGTAATTTTGTAAAAGTTGTTCCACAATTTCTAGTACTAGAACTGTTTTATCGTATAGGTTACAATGCAACAACAATAAACACTCAACCTTCATATAAAATTGGTATTGAATTTGAAGAAAATATTATAGATGAGGTTGATGATACTTCACTATTAGATCCTGCTCAAGGTGCCTTTAATTATCAAGCTCCTGGTGCTGCTCGATTTGAAATTGCAACTAGACTGTCAAAAAGAACATTAGATTCCACCGATGAATCTTCTTTCTTTGAAGTTATTAGAATTGTCAATGGTGTTAAAACAAAAGAAATTAATTATCCGGTTTATAGTGAAATTGAAAAAACACTTGCACGTAGAACATTTGAAGAATCAGGTAATTATACTGTTGATCCTTTTGTGTTATCGCTTGAAGAAGAAGCTTACGATGCAAACAATAATTTAATTGCAGATTCATTTACAGCTGTGTTAGATCCAGGTAAAGCCTATGTTGGCGGTTACGAAGTTCAAACGATTGCACCTACTCGTATAACTATACCTAGAGCAAGAACTACAGCCAATGTATCTGATTATGATCTACCAACAAATTATTCTAGTTACATTGTTGTAGCTAATACTTATGGCACATTAGATATATCCAGCTTTCCAAAACTTGATATACATTGTACAAGTTTTAATACAATTAATCCAGCTTCATCTAACGAATATAATTCGACAAAAATTGGTACACTCCGTGCCGATATGATGAAATATAATACATCTTTTGCCTCTGATGTAGGCACTTCACATTCTTTTTATGTAAATGTTTTTGATGTAACCTCAACACCAATTATTGGTACTATACCAAGTTCTGGATCCACAAATACTGTTATTGAATTGGAATCTTCTTTCTCAACGACAGCACAAGCAAATTGTTATGCTAATATGTACTTTAGAATTACTGATGGTGCAGGACTATTTTTGGCACCAATTTTAATCAGAGAATCTAATAGTGTAGCTCAAACAATTACACTTTCTCAAGCGTTACCATTTATACCTGCTTCAAATACTTATTCTATCGAATCAGACTTCAAAGTGGCAGAATCAATTTCAGTAAAATCTGGATCATCTTTATCTTTTGCAGCCAATGTTCACAGTAGTTCTAAAGATGTTGCAACTGGTGATGCCTACATTACTGAACCATCAAAAACAAGTTTAATATTTGATACTCCTTTTGAATCTATTAAAGCTGGTTCAATTAATAATTTGGATTTTTATGCTAGAAAAGTTTACTCTGATAAACTTGCTGACGGTGGGGGTTCATTAACAATTTCAACAACTGGTACAGATACTTTTGCATTTGCAGGTTCGCCAGGTGTTCTTAACGATTCACAAATTTTAAATAATATTATTTGCTTTATTCGTTACAATTCAACATCAAATTCAGCTTCTGGTATTGCACCAAATACTGTTGTAAGTTTAGCTAATAATTTGTTTACTGTTACTGCTGTAAGTAATAACTCCATTACTGTCGATTTTGATACTGCTGGTGTTCGTGCAGACTTCATTATTACAACAAAAGTAAACAATGCAGAAAATGGAACATCTGGTGCAATTCGTGGTAAACAAATGATACCACTTACCACAGGTGCAGATTTACATGCAAAAGTTCCTTATAATTTAGACACTGCTGGTAATTCATTATCTTCAGGTAATACTGGTACTGTAACGACTATTACAGGTGGTTACGTTTTTCAAGATGTTGGTGCAACATTCTTTAATAATGCAGCACTAATGCAACAATTAAAAACTCCTGGTACTGTTGTTAGTTTACAGGTACCAGATGTTTATGAGATTGTTCGAATTACAGATTCTCGTGGCACAGGCAATGTAACAACTGCGATGTTAACAGATGCAACTTATGATGTAACTAATAATTATGAGTTTGATAATGGTCAACGTAAAACACATTACGACCATGCAACAATTAAATTAAAGCGTGGTTATAGTTCACCAACAGGTTCTTCGTTGTTGGTACAATACAAATATTTAAAACATCAAGCTGCTCCATCACCACAAAATATTGGTTTGTTTACTGTTGATTCTTATTTAAAAACTGGATCAAATTTCACCTATGATGAAATGTCCAAATTTTTAAGTAATGAAGATGGTAAATTAATTTCTCTGCGTTCTTGTTTAGACTTTAGACCAACACGACAAATTGCTTCAGAAACAATATCTGGTGCTGTCAATGCCGATCCTGATTATACGGCAGAACTTGGTTTTGAATATTATTTAAGTCGCATTGATAAATTGGTAGTTAAACCATCTAAAGAATTTTCGGTTGTTTCAGGTAAATCTTCTGTTACACCAATTCCACCTCCTATCGATCCAAACGATATGATGATTTATACTTTGACTATTCCTCCTTATACGGAAAGTGTCAAAGAAATTAATGCGGAGTTTAAAAACAATCGCCGCTTTACAATGAATGATATTGGTGCTTTTGAAAAACGAATTAAAGGTTTGGAGTATTATGTTGCTCTTACAAATTTAGAAAAGAACGCAGCTGATTCTAAAATATTGGATGCTGACGGTCTCGAAAGATCCAAATATGGTATTCTTGTAGACAATTTTACTACAAGAGATGTACAAGCAACCTATAGTGATGTTGGCTTTGATAACCGCAACCTTATTGAAGAAGCTCAATTAAAACCAGCTTCATTAATGAGAACATTTAAATTAAAATGGTCTCAAGCAAATTCCTCAGGTTCTTATGCTGCTGTAGGTGTTAATGATCAAAAATCATTAATGTTAAGTTATGCAAATACTGCTTTTGCATCACAGCCTTATGCAACAAAATCTATACCAGTTGCAAGTGCTTTATTTGCTAACTTTAAAGGTAACATCAAATTGTTGCCTGAGTATACCGGTGATGTTGATACCAATCATACTGCAAAAGTTACAATCAATTCTGCACAAGGTTTAGAAAATGCATTTAATTTTGTAAACGATGCTTTCAAATATATCTCTGATCAAAATCCAACATGGGTAAATGATAAAGATAATCCTTTTGCTAAAGTTGTTGATAGTAAATGGTTTGAAACTGTAACTACAGTAGACAACCGAACAATTGGCCTTGGTGGCAATTCGTTTGGTAATTTACAAACAACAACAGACCGAGTTTATGTACAAAAAGGTGCAGAACTCAACATGAAACAAATTAGTAGTTCGACAACTGAAGTCGATCTTGGAACATATGTAACTGATCTTGCAATTCAACCATACATCAAACCAAGAGATATTACTTTTGTTGGCACATCATTAAAACCAAATGCGAGATTCTATGCATTTTTTGATGATGTTTCGGTTGACGAATATATTGTAATACCAAATAAATTACAAGTAACTTCAGGTGTACATTCGAATACTATTTTTGTATCTGGCGAAATTGCTCTGATTGCAAATAATGGTTCTGACTTAGCATTCAATATTGCTAGTTACCTTGCTGGTGGAACAAATTACGATATGGTAATTGTTTCAAATAGCGAAAGAGGATCTTCAAATGTAAGCGTTATTAATGAAACTGGTAAACCACTTTCAAGTAAAGTAATTTATGGATTAGAATCTAAGAGCACATATGCAATTGCATCCGTATTAGATCATCGTTCAGGTTTAACAAGAGGTGTTGGTCCAAATACGATTACATTAGCTTCTGATGCTCCTTCCGTAAACATTGCAGGTAACACATTGACTCTAGTTCATGAAACTGGTAGTTATGAAGGTCATGGCAGAGAGTTTACTGTTGTGGCTTACAATACTTCTACAAAAGTTGCAACCGTAACCGAAACAACAACCACCGCTGAACAAGCTGCAACAAGTTGGACATATAGTATTGGTTATAATTCCGCAAATAAATTAGGTGATATTTCTGGTGTATTTTATCCTCCAGTTGCAACATTTAGAAACGGTGAAAGAAATTTCCGTTTAACTGAATCATTTAGTAATACTTACGATGCAGATGCAATTTCTTTTGCTGAGAAAACTTTTGTGTCATCGGGTATTAAAGTAAACAAAACAAATCTATTAAATACTGTTTACAATGTGGATGTTGGAGTTAAATTTGTTGGTAATGCTACTTCACCATTGTTACAGTCTACAACTTCTAGAGAGGTTGTTACAAGTACTTGGCGTGTTGACCCATTGGCACAAACCTTCTTTGTAGATCCAGAGGTTTATCCAAATGGCCTTTTTGTTGAGAATGTTAAATTATTCTTCTCCGCAAAAGACGACAGTAATATTCCTGTTAATATACAAATTAGACCTACAGTCAATGCACTACCATCTTCAGATTTTTCATATCCAGAATCAGTAGTAACAAAGTATCCATTTGAAATTAATACAACTGCAACACCAGATTTTGCTTCTGATACAAGTTATACCAAGTTTACTTTTGGTTCACCAGTATTCTTAAAACCTGGTTTATATGCTTTAGTGGTACTCACAGATAGTCCACAATACTCATTATGGGTTGCTGAAAAAGGTGGTACAACAGTAAACAATCAATATGTTTCTGTAAACCCTTATGTTGGCACTCTATATAAATCTCAAAATGCAATGGAATATGTTCCATATTTAAATGAAGATTTAATGTTTTCATTAGATCGTTGTTTATTTACCAGTTCTCCAGCAACATTTGTTTTAGAAAATGAAAAACAATCTAGTAAATATTACATTGATAAATTCAGATTGATTCAAAAACATTTAGAAACCGAATCTGACAATCCATTTACGATGGATTACAAATTTATTTCTAAAGTGATTGATGGTGCAAAAGAAACCAATTACCGTGATTTATTGCCCTTTGTAACTTATTCAATGGGTGATGATGACCTATACGTTGCTGGAAGCCGTAGAAAAGAATTGCAAAATCAAGGCGACTTTAAAATTGCTTTGACTATCGCTTCAACTGATGATGCTGTGTCACCATTAATTTCGTTAGAAAGTGTTTACTTAAATGCATGGGAAAATTTCTTAGACAATTCAGAAATCAATTCTGATGATTTTAATATTATTGCACCAGGCGGTGGTTACTCAAATAGTAATACTGTAACAATAACATCCAATACAGGTACAGGAGCTCTTGTTTATCTTGTGACTAATGGTGCTGCTGGTAATGTTGTTGGAGTAAATGTGGCTGCAACAGGTTCTGGTTACTATGACGATTTCACAATCTCAATACCTGGAATAGGTTCTGGTGCAATCACATCCAATGCTTCTATTGTACTCAATTCAGAGTTTGATAGTGCTGGCGGTCCCTCATTAGCAAGATATATTACTAAGCCAATTACACTTGCTGACGGATTTGATGCTGGTGATTTGCGAGTATTCTTATCCGCAAATAAACCTGGAACAACAGAAGTGCATGTATATTATAAAGTACTTTCTGGTTCAGATGCAACGCCATTTAAAGATCGTCCATATTTAAAAATGGAATGTTACAATCCAACAACAGCGGCTTCTTTGACAACAGAAGATTTTAGGGAATATGAATATCGTCCATCTTTAACAAGTGATGTTATAACATACTCTACCGACACTGGTGTAACTTATGATTCGTTTAAGACTTTTGCAATTAAGATCGTAATGACTTCTACCGATCCGTCTATTGTACCAAAAGTAAAAGACCTTCGTGTGATTGCTTTACCAAGTGCATAATATGAAATTGCCGGTTAGAGGAACTAATTTTGTAAAAGACACCAAAACTGGGGCTTTACTTACTGTAAACCCCAGCGTTTTGGCTGAAAATGAAGCCAGAAAAAGATTAAAAGCAAAATTAAACTCTAAAGATAATGAAATAAATAAACTAAAAGAACAAGTAGATTTACTTGGCCAAGATATTGGTGATATAAAAAATATGTTAAAACAATTAATTAAGAGAGATTAAAGTTCTAAAATGCCTATTCCTATTATAACGAGAACAAATACGATTGATGAATGGCGAATTCAAACCAATTTATCGGCTATTGATTTAAACAATTTATCATCTAACAATTTTACCAAGTCAAACGGAACTTTAACTCTTTCTGGTAATAGTTCATTATTGCTTACTGGTCCTGGTACAGTATTGCAAACTTCTAATAATGCTCTTATTGGTAACGACCTTTCAGTTGCAAATAACCTTACAGTCGGTACCGTAGGTTCAAATGTAGGTAATGTTTCGATTGGTAACACATTGACTGTTTCTGGTCGTGGTACAGGTCTAAGTGTTTCAAATAGTGCAATTATCAATAAAGATTTAAATATTGTAGGAAATGTTTTTGTAAATTATGCAACAGTTAATACCAATGCAACAATTAGTAATAACGTATCCGTTGCTGGTGCTGTAGATTTAAGTGGTTCAGGAAAAGTTTTATCGGCTAACAATGGTACAGTATATGTAAAAGATGCATATCTAGCAAACGCATTTTTAACAAAAGCCAATGTAACAACAATTTATGCTTTAGAAGCCTTTATTGATAATTTATCGGATATTGGTTCTATTGGTGTAAATATTTTAAGAGCCACAACTGGTAATGTATTTTATCTATCATCAAATACCTTGTATGCAAATACTGGTACAATAAAAGATTTTGTTGCTAATAATTCTGCAAATCTTGTAAATCTTATTTCCAATGTATCTACAATCAATACTGCAACCATTGGTAACCTTACTGCAACTAATGGTACAATTATTAGTGGTAATGTTGTAACCTTAACTTCTAATGTTGCAACACTAAACACCTCAACATTAATTAACAGTACTTTAACCAATACTGCAATTGCTAATGCTGTTATAGCAACAGCTACAATAACAACAGGTAATATAACCACAAGTAGAATTACTAATGGTACAATTATTACTGGTAATGTTGTAACCTTGACTTCAAATTCCGCAACATTAAATAATTCCACATTACTTTCTACCAATATTGTATCCGCATTAATTGCTACTGCGAATGTAACTAGTAATTTGAATCTTCAAAATGCTACACTCAAAGTTAATACGGGTACAAGTCAAGATGCTATTATTGTTGAAAGTGGTATCACAACTTTGCAAGCCGTAGTAATTGAAGGCAACTTAACAGTTTCCGGATCATTTACACAAACAGGCAATTTAAACTTTGAGGTTGATCGATTTGTTTTAAATGCAAATACGGGTACAAATAAAGACGGATTAATTGTTAATGATCGAGTAACGGGCAATGATGCCATCATTAAATGGAATGAAACCAATGATCGTTGGGAAATTTCAACAGGAAACACTTGGACGACCACTTATAAGATTTTAGATGGTGCAGACATATACACAGGAATTGATTCAACCAGTGACACTTTGGTTGCATCCGCAAGTGCTGTTAAGTTTGCATACGAAGCTGGAGGTGTGATTGCTGGTGGATATGCAAATGCCGCTTATCGGCATGCTAACTCGGCATTTGTAAGTCAAAATACAACAGGCATTTATGCTAATTCGGCATACAATCATGCCAACGGTGCTTTTATTACCGCAAACACTCCAAGTCATGTTGCCAATTCTGGATCATCATATGCTAACGGAGCTTTTGCAAGAGCCAATACTGCAAACAATTTAGCACAACTTGCTTATGATGCTGCCAACACCGCATTTGTCGCTGGTGGCCAAATTGCTGGTGCTTATGCTAATGCGGCTTTCGTTACCGCTAATGCTGCGTTTGCTGGTACTACTGGTACTCATGCTAACGCAGCTTACTCAACTGCAAACACCGCACTTGTTGATGCTGCTTTGGCAGATCAAAAAGCTGTAACTGCAAATACTAACGCAACCTCTGCTTCAACATACGCTAACGGAGCTTTTGCAAGAGCCAATACTGCCAACACAAATGCTATTAGTGCTGGTGTATATGCTAATGCAGCCTTTGGTGCAGCTAATTCAAAATTAAGTACTTCAGGTGGTACAATTTCTGGTGATTTAACAATTACTGGAACATTAAATGCTGCTGGCGCAAGTATCTACGCAAACGATTTAAAAGTTGCAGATTCTATTATCACATTAAATGCTGATATTAGTCAAAGTGCATCACCAATCGAAGATGCTGGTCTTGAAGTTGATCGAGGCACTTCCTCAAATGTCTATGTTCTCTGGAATGAAACGACTGACAAGTGGCAATTTACCAACGATGGATCAACTTATCAAAATATTATTGGTGCTACCGATCTTTCAACTCAAGTAGCAAGTTATTTACCACTTGCTGGTGGCACAATGACCGGTACTTTAGTGCTTGCTGGTGCTCCATCATCACCTTTACATGCTGCTACGAAGGCCTATGTTGATCAATCATTGTCTGGTGTGGATCTTTCAAACCTTAATGCTTCTAATTTAACATCAGGTACAGTACCATCAGCTCGTTTAAGTGGTACATATGGAATCAATATTTCAGGTACCGCTGCTTCAGCAACAACTGCCGGTAGTGCAACAACGGCTTCATCTGCAACAACTGCTGGTACTGCAACAAACCTTAATGGTGGTAGTATTGCGGCCGCAACAGGTTATCAACAATTGAGTGGAGCATTTCAAACCTATGTAATGGGTCAGTTCCTATCTGGTGGTACAGGAACATCAACACCAGCACTTAGAGTTGTAGGTGACGCCTTTGCACAAGGTAATATGTACGCAACTACCTTTATTGGTAATTTATCTGGTACCGCAAGTTCTGCTCGATACGCTGACTTGGCCGAAAAATATATTGCTGATGATGAATATTCAGAAGGTACTGTATTGGCCGTAGGTGGTAAAAAGGAAGTTACTGCGGCTACCGATTCACATTTCAGACCTTTGGGTGTTGTTTCTAACTATCCAGCTTACTTGATGAATAGTGATCTAAAGAATGGTACTGTGGTTGCTTTGAAAGGACGAGTACCAGTTCGTGTAATTGGTAAAGTTAAAAAAGGCCAACCATTAGGACCAAGTGATATTCCTGGAGTAGCTAAATATACTGAGGATAAGTATTTTGCAATTGCACTCAAATCTAAAACTACTGAGGAAGAAGGATTAATCGAAGCGGTTATCCTATAATGTAATATGATTGGTATTGTTGGTTATGGTATGGTGGGAAAAGCCGTTGATTATGGCTTTCCCAATGTATCTAAAATTATTTGTGATCCCGAATATAATGATATATCATTAGAAGAAGTTTGTTCTTCAAACCCGGAGGCAATATTCATTTGCGTTCCAACTCCGACAGATAATACAAATTACAAAATTTTAAAAGATGTATTGAATCAGATTGTCAAATTCAATTACAAAGGATTGACAATAGTAAAATCGACAATATTGCCGCATGAATTAGAAGGTTATGATATAATTTATAATCCTGAATTTCTATCAAGAAAAACTTCAAATGAAGATTTTGTTAATCCTCCAATGTTGATTATTGGTGGTGATAAAGCAAAAGAAGTTTTAGATATTTACCAAAAATATTCTATTGTTAAAACTGATAATGTCTTTTTAACTAATGTGCAAACGGCTAGTCTTGCAAAATATACAATGAATTCGTTTTATGCTTTAAAAGTTACCTTTATGAATTCAATATATGACATATCAAAAGAGATGAATGTTGATTATAATGAGTTGACTGCAATGCTTTCAAAACATCGATGGATGGGATCACATCACTTTGAAGTACCTGGTCCTGATGGCCAACGAGGATTTGGCGGACCATGTTTACCAAAAGACACACAAGCTTTAAGTAAAAAATTTGACATGAAACTTTTAAATACTGTATTAGAACTTAATGAACAATATAGACAATGAAATTAGTTACCGTATTTTTATCTGAAAAGTGTAATCTCAATTGTTCATATTGCAATCAAGACAAGTTGTCTAAAGATGTTATAGATCCACAACTATTTTTAAATGAGTATCGTAGGGTTAGAAAGTCTTTTCCTGATGAGTTGATACAAATTGATTTCTTTGGTG